TGTCCTGGAGTAAATATATCAGTATGTAGTCCGTCAATAATAATATTAGGATTAGGTTCAACTGGATTACTGATCGCGTAATTAAATCTTGCAGATAATTCAGTAGGAATATGTGTATCCATTGGAATAGAACCATCAGATTTAAGGTTGCCAAAATCTGCAGGATCTATTGGTACTCCAGTTACATTAATCCATGCAGTTCTTGCATTATTAAGTACAAATATTTGCCCATCAAATTGTTCACAGGTAACTATTTGACCTGCGTATCTAATATCATTTGATAAAAAAGCTTCCATTTCAGCTAAATTTAAAAATGTTGTATTAGCTTCTAAAGGGCCTCGAAAGTTTCTTTTAAATTGTTTATAAAATTCTATGTAAGGAGGATTGTCCATTTTATATCGTTATTAAAAATGTTTGAAATTGTGTTATTGGGTTAACTGGTTGGAAATTATAAAGATAATATTGAGCGGGTTCATAGTCATTAGCTCCTGCGACATATACCATAGTTACTTGAAATATATCTATTATTTCGGTATTCATTGCCTCTACATAAATTATAGAAGATATAAGACCTATACTTGTTGGAATAGCAATATTAATATTAGTTGCACCTATTGGAACATTAATAGTTAAAACTGTTCCTTGATTTGGATTTAAATAAGACAAAGGTAAATTTCTAATAGTAGTATTAGTAGGTGTTAAACTAGAAACACCGTAAAATGCTTTTCTTTTACCTTGAATCGTAAGTGTTGGAGCAACAATTGCTGCAGGTTCACGTGTAGAATAATGATTTCCAGCACTATCTAATGGTTGTGGACCTGTTGCATATGTAATTGTTGACGTATAAGTATTACTACCATCAACTATTTGATTGGCATAAATTGTATGCGTAGTATTTGTATTTTTATCTATTTCATCTATAATAATATTTGTAACTTCCCCACTTCTATAATTTTGAAATAAGGAAGGATTTCAGATTCCATTATTAAGATTTCCATTAATACTTCCTCTATTAAAATTCACAGTTAATAATAAGTCTGAAGTAGTTCCAGATTCTACTATATTTGCACTATTAGAAGTTAAAGAATATGTTAATGGAGTAAATGTTGGATAAAAAGTAGTAAGAACTAATTGTTTAATAAAATCATCTAATGTACTACCTCTAGGAATTACTTCTTGTGCTGAAATTGCCCCAACTGGAAGCATAGATGTAATATCTTCTGCAGTAGATATTCCTCCTTCTACAGTTATATTTGTAATAATTGTTCATAAATCTGATATTTCTTGCGTATGATTTTCTATTTGATCATAAAGAAAAATTAAAGATTTAATCAACATTTTAATTAAAAATGCATAATCTTCTTTTTGATAATGTTTTGGGTCAGCATCAAATCGGATTAATACCTCACATAAATAGAGAAATAATTCATCTTTTGTAGTGATAAGTACTTCATCTCCCATTTCTTCAAAACAGGTTCCTTTAATATAAAAAGGCGGAGGAAGAGTCTCAATTGTATCTAAATTATAAGTTTCTAATAAATCATTATTACTTGGAGAAGAAGTACTTAAACTTCTTACTGTTCAAAGTCCATTATTTGTTGGGACTTCTGTTTGATATAATCTTAATAATTCATTATTCATTATGGTAAAGTTTCATGTGTTCTAACGTTTAAATTATCATATACTCTTTGTCATGTTCAGATAGTTTGTGGACTACTTACATTAGAATAATAAGTTCCTGGTATAATAGAAGGAAGAACTAAATCTGAGTTTCTCATTATGATACAATCCATAAACTTTTTTAATTTATTTTTGTATGTTTCTGCAATTTCAAATCAATCTGCCCAATTATAAACATTACTTATTATTCCTAGCGTATGTATATCTCTAAGAGTTTTCTTATTATCACTACCTAAATATTGAAGTGCATACAAATAATTAATTGTTGAATCTATTACACTATTTGTATATTTTTCGTCCATTAGTTACTACAATTACAAGGTTTATTAATTATATTACTTTGTCTTACTGTCGGTCCACAACTTACAAATAGATTTCAGATAATACTATAAAAATATTTAGCATCATTATATCTTTCTAATCTCATTGCTTCTTGGTGTGCATATAAAATCATATAATTTCTATCTAAGTTATCATATTGAGTATCAGAAATACAACAATTTGTAAAACTCATAATTAAGTCTAATAGATTAGCATATACAAAATTAATGTTTGAACATACTCCTGTAGCATTTTCAATCGGCGGATCTTCTCCGTTAATTGGTGCGACTCCAAATTCTACTTCATACATTGTAACATCAGGATCGATTGCAGAAGTAGCAATTCTCATAATTTCTTTAGTGGTAGTTCCTTGTAAAAGTCCGCTTAAATCTAAGGAAGCATCAACTGTTCCTGTAACAGGTTCATATCTAATAACATTTAATGTATTAAACCTGTAACCTGTTGGACATTCTACACTAAATTCCAAATATTGACTATCTGGAGATACTCTTAATAAGTTTATTTGTATCATTAATTATTTTTTATTTCGTCGTTATTATGATTATCATCTAAAAGTTGTGCAGCTTCTAACTGTACCCTTTTCTTTTCTCATTCTATTTTAGCTTCATCAAACATAACCTTATTTTTAGCTGTGTACCAACCAAGTTCTTTGTCAAATGCTAATCTTCCAGCCTCAATTTGTATTTTTTCAGAGTTTAATCTCTCAACTTCTTTCTGTAATTTCTGAGCTTCTGATTGAGCTTGTTTTAATTGTTTATCAAGCTCTTGTAATTGTTGATTTAATTGTCCAACTTGATTATTTTCTGCTCTTTTCTTAGTCATTGCAATCCCAACATCAGCTTTCATTTTTGTGAGACCAGTTGCTGTAATAGCTTCTAATATAACTTCAGGATCAACAATTCCACCTTTAATAAATTCCATTGTAATTTGTTTAATGGTTTCTTGTTCTTTAATTATATCTGCACTATCTGTAATATGAATATCATAATCAGTTGCAGTATAATGTTCAGGGAGAGCGGTAAATACTTTATTTAATCTTTCTCCAAGAATCAATGTTCCTGTAATACCTTTTTTATATATGGTTTTAGTAAGATTAAGAATATCTAATAACATTTCTCTTGTCATTAAATCAAGGGTTTGATAAAATTGTTTAGTAATATAAGATGATTGCCTAACTCCAACTTGTACATTACTTACTGCATCTCTTTGTTCTATGCCTCCAAGCTTTTCTCTGAATACACCAGTTATTGTTGAACAAGCTTCTTCTACTCTTTGAATAGCTAAATCAATTGCTTGAATAGTCTGCAATTTAATAGTATCATCAAAACCTCCAAATGTTGTATTCATTGGTGATAAACCTTCTTGTGAAGAATCAATGATAGCTAATCCTTGTTTTTTATAGGCTTTTCATTTCATTAATCTTTCTGTTAAATCGGAACCTAATACTTTAGGAAGATACGCTATATCAATTCAATCTCCAACTGTACCTGATTCAGAGATTACATTATCTCTATAGAAACAAAGCATATCATATTTATCCTGTAAATTTGCAGTTGCAAGCATTAAAGAATAAGGATCTCCATTTCTATCGCCATAGAATATACCATTAACTGATAATGTACATTCATTTGGAGAATCATGATTTCGAGGAACATCTTCTACTTTACCTGTTGGTATATAAATATGTGTTCCAATTCTTATTCCTGAGTATCTGTTTGTAACAAATGTGCCATCTTCCTTTTCTGTTTTAAGTCACTCAACTTCATAAACAGGATATACTCTAAAATATTTTGAAGTATTTCTTTCAAATGGAAGAAGTGGTGTTACTTCAAATCCTCCAAGAATACCATCTGACATTGTATTACCTGTTACTGTATCATAACTTCTAAGATATGTTGTAGTTGAACTATCAATACTAAAATCTTCTAAACTTTCTAATTCGTCTAAATCATCTTTAGTTAAAACTTCACCATATCTAGCAAGAATTTGATCTTTAGTTAAATATTCTCTACATACACTTCGCATAGATTTATTTAAATAAACACTTTCAGGATTTCGATCAATAAAAGTATTTACAGGATTAAGAATTTTTAAAGATATATTCTCTTTTGATTGAGAAGGTAATACTTTATAATAACATGTACCGGTTGCTAATAAATCAATTGCAAGAGTTTTTCTTTGATTTAAAAAATCAATATGTCTAGCTTGTGTTGCATAATCTACAATATTTTGTGCTGCTATTTCATAATCTGAAATAAAATTTCTTTCAATTGATTCTTGTAGATTTTGTAATGATAACTCGATTTCTTTATCTTGTAAAGGTTTTTGAGGTTCTTGTCCTTCTGTTTTATAAATTGCATTATAAATAGAATTATTTAAATGCTTTTTTAACTCAGTAGCTATTTCATTATTTATTTGGAGTTGTTTATCTCTATGTATATTAGATAAAGTTGATTTATCCTTGCAAGATATTTTCGGAAGTAATGGAATTGATAAGTATTCTCCAATTAATACATCAACGTGCTTACGAACCAAAGGTACAAATTCAACAGAAGTAGGAGTTCCAATTCCATAGTTTTCTTCTAAATGCCTAAATTGCTCTGGATCTCTTTTTCCATGATAATAATTATAGGCTTTAATGAGTTGGGTCTTTTCATACACCAACTCATTAATAGCTCTATTTATATTATTAATTATATCTTGTTCTTTTTCACTATTTCTTTGATTCATTTAAAATTCTTAAAATGTTAATTAATTATCATAATATAGATGATTAAGCATTTCTAACAAAAGTTCAACTTATTGCACCATTTCCTGTAAGCGATGGTTGAATCCAAGTATGTGTAACGGTTTTTACCTTTCAAATCTTACCACTATCCAACACTTCGTAATTCAACACATACTGCCCCCAATTAGCACTAACCCATTGTGGAGGGTTTGCAGGTGGTGTAACAACTACTTCCCAAAGAACACCAACTGTTAATGAAGGGTTCCAAGTTAATTGTGTTTGATGTGGTTGTATAACATTGTATTTAACACCGTTATAAATACGCTTAGCTCCTATTGCAACTGCTTCCCCTTCTATCCATTGAAGATTTCCTGTATCTTCACGGTAAAATGAAAACAATGCAGGTGTTTGCTCAGGTGGGTAAATAGTACGGTTATGTGGTTGAATACAGCAAACTGTTTTATTGTTATAATTGTACATTTTCTTTTCAATCCAACCACTATTAGGAAGTGCTGGAAAATATGCAGGCGGAACAGTGTTAAGGGTTGTATGCTTTTCAATCTGTTGCATTGTTTCAACCCTTGCTGTAAGAAGTTCATCTATTATTATTGCATTGGTACTGTTTTCACGTACTATACAAAATTCATTATTATAAGTTATATCGCTCATATTATGCAGTTGTTGTTACTGTTACAGATTTGTTTGTTGTAAGGGAAGTTACTGCTGCATTGCTTGCTGCTGTCCTTGCTGCATTAGTGCCTATTAATGATAATGTTCTTGAAGTACCTGCCCATGCACTACCATTTAAGTCAATAATAAGATTATCAACTTCTGTTGAGGAAAGTCCACCTCCAGCAACAGGTGTAATTCTAAAGAAATTAATATTATTGTTCCACGTTTTACCAGACGTATAGTCACTTATTGTATTGTTACCATAAAAATGAATATAGATAAGTAATGATGACAAACTACTTAAATTACCTGAAACTGTATTACTTCCACCGATTTGTAACTGATTAAGTGTTAATGGTAATCCATTCAAATTACCTGTAATGGTATTATTACCAACTATTTGAAATGCCAATAAATTCATACTCGACAAACTACTCAAATTACCTGTAATGGTATTACTACCAAGCACAAGTATAAGAAGTAAACTTGATGGCAAACTACTCAAATTACCTGCAATGGTATTGCTTCCTTGAAAATTTAGTACCGTTAATGGTAAACTTGCAATACTGCTTAAATCACCTGAAATTGTATTTGAACCTGATACCCTTATAAATGTTAAACCAGATGGTAAACTACTTAGATTACCAGTGATTGTATTACCTGTACCACAATTAAAGGAAGTGAGACCAGTAGGTAAACTACTCAAATTACCTGTAATACTGTTTGTTCCTACCCCAACATTAAATGATGTAAGGTTTGAGCGCAAACTACTTAGATTGCCTGTAATAGTATTATTACCAATAACATATACAGACACCCCAATAATATAGTTATCAAAAAACACAGTCATATTAGCAGGAATATTAGCAATATCAAAAGCATTTATGCTTGCTGCATTTGTGCTGCTATCCCATGTGTTTAGTTGTGTAACCTTTAACTTTTCAGTAGTTAAATTACTACTTCCAGAAAGTACTTTCAAATAAAATGTACTTGTTGCACCACTTGTTATTGTACGAGATTGATTAGCATTTGTTGTACCTGCTGCATCATCGTAAAAATAAGCATTACCAGTCAAAGTAATTATACTATCAGCACTAACTGTTAATCCAAGAGTAGATACACCTGCACCTGTTCCAGTAGTAGTAAGGGGTAATATAAACCCTTCCGTAACAGTTATTGTAAAAGCTTTTTCAAAATATAATCCACCAGCATCAGTAGTCCTAATCCTTACTGAATAACTTGATTTTGTTTCATAATCAAACACTGCATTAGTAACTAAATTACTTCCAGATATAGCAAATGAAGCGTTATCTGTTGAACCTGTGCCACTGACCAATGAATAAGTGAATGTATCACCTACATCAACATCGGTTGTTGATAAAGCACCTACAACTGTACCAATAATATTGTTTTCTCCTACTGATGAAGCAGATAAAGTTATATCAGTTGGAACTTCATTAACATTAGTTATATTAACACTAATAGATTGTTCAAAGTCCTTAGCTAGTACTGTATAAATAATAGTGAGTGAATAAGAACTTTTAACTTCATAATTGAAGTTACTATTTCCAGTTAATGCTCCAGTACTACCATTAATAGTAAATAAAGCACCATCACCACCTGCTTTTATTGAATATGCACCTCCTAATGGTAATGCTAATGCAGTTCCAACAACATTTTGATTCTCTGCAGCATTAAAAATATTAGACGAAATAAATCTACCAGGAATACGTTTACTTTGTTTTAATATTGGAGAGATTCCTATTCCTAGTCCTGGCATTACAATCTAAATATTTGACCAAGACCTCCTGATGTTACAGTAAAATCTTTGATATTTGTTGAAAAGAATATAGTCTTTCCTTCTTTTATTGTAATAGTTTCCCAACCGGTAACTATTGTTGCCCCATAATTATCTCTAAATGAAGCAATTACTGTATCTTCTCATGCTTCAAAAGCATAGCAATTTACAACTTTTACTCCTGCTCCTGTTGTTACTGGATATGAGCCTCCAGCGCATTGTATATAATTTAATGCGTCATTATCAGTTCTTCTTGACATGTTATTTATTTAATATTATAAAAATCCATTGTAATCTGTATAGTTTGGATCACATGTTACTGTATCAGTAGATACTTGATCACTTGTTGGTCCTTCTTCATTAACGCTTGGAGTTCTTACTACTTTGTAGAAATAAACTCTCATATAATTTCTTATTCTTAAATCTTCATAGATATAATTTAAAAATTCATCATCCGTTTCTCAATCTCCAGCTGTTGTAGTTGGAAACATATAACTTGGAATCCCTATTGTTAATTTATATCCTGGATTTAATTTTTCGACTTGTAATCAACCATTATAGCAAGCTTTATATAAGCTCATTATGTAATCACGTATCGCTTGCTCTAATTCTGTTTCTGTCATTATTTAGGTTCTTTTAATGCGTTATAAGTTGCTCATTCTTCTTGTGAAAATTTTCTATAATGAGGTGTATTTTCCCAAAATTCAGATTTAGGTTCATTATTAATTCATGTTTCATCCCTATTTTTTCTAGTCATATCATTTTTCTCTTCTCTTGTTTGCGGAATTACTCCATAATGTTTGTATCCCTTATTATCAGTTCATCATCCAATATCTTGGAATTTTTTACCTTGTGGTTCTCTTGCTTCTGGTTTTTTAACTGATAATTCCTCATCTGCTAATTCACACATTCCCATAGCTGCAACAATATCAAATTTCTTTTTGTCTTCATCAGAGTAGTTTAGTAATTGATCTAATATTTCTCTAAACGATATTGTATAACAATAATCTAAACAAAAATCATAGATTAATTCTCTATAATGTTCAATTACTTTAACAGTAGCAGGAGTACCATACATATTTGAATTACCTTTTGAAATATCAGGCATAGTTGCTCTTGGACGTTTCATTAATAAAGATAAATATTTATGATCTCTAAAATAAGTAGTAATAGTAGTTCTTGTAGATTCTAAGACAGCTTTCGCATAATAATAAGTAAGTAGTTTTGCTGCATTTTCATAAGCTTCTCTAGGGTCTCTAGGTCTGTCTTTATACATTGCAACATATTTTGGATCTTGTAATCCTAAAATTCTTTTCTTAATAACAATACAAAATTCTGAAGATACAGTTTCATTTGCTTTTTTAGATTGTGCAGAGTCTGTTGCTCCAATATCAATTGAGTCAATTCCTCCAACATATAAATTGTTATAATCCGTGCCTTCTTCAGACATTATAGGATGTTCTGCTATTAATATATTTCCATCAGGATCTTCACGTCATTTTACTTTTCCATTCCTCATTTTAGTATTTTCATCAATTGCTCATGTTAAAAATCCAGCTTTAGGTAATGGAATATCTTTATAAATATCAATATGTGCTAATTGTTCTGCTATTTCCTCGACCGGAAATAAATTGTCTGAATGTTGAATTAAAGCCTCTTCAATTGTAAAACAATATTCAGATTTATATTCTAATAAATCTTTTGGTTCATCAATTAATTTTGATCGTTCTTTTAAATAATATTCTTTAGCTTTTCCAACATTACATCATCCTCGACTATCAATAAGCTCATAAACAATTCTATAAGCAGGAATAAATAATCCAGAGATAATATATTTTCCATCTTGAGTAAAATTATGTCTAACAGGTAAAATATTATATGCTTGTGGATTTAAGGTCATTTTCTTTAATCCTTGCATTGAACTTGCTTTAGAGGAACCTCCAGTTCCAAAAGCAATACGTCGTCCAACTCTTTTACCTCCAAGTACAGAAATTAAAGCTTCGCCTTTAACTCATTTCTTTAATAAAACTGTATCCGCACCTGCTTCTTCGTAGATTAAAATTTGAGTTCTATCTCCCCTAAGTTTATCAACTTCATCGCAAACAAGTCCTTCAACTTCTGAACGATGTCCTGATTCACTTCCATCTTTATCTTTTTTAGATGCTCTTTTATGTGTAGCCGTATTTATATTCATGCGAACTCTTCGCAAAGCTCCTTCTGTGTTTTCATTTAATCAATCCATTTGTAACCAAATCTTACTAAGAGTTGGAGTTAAATGGTTTTTTGAAAAAGCAGAAACAACAGATCTAAAGTTTGGAATAGTTGTATATGGTCTTACTATAAATGAAGAAGCCATTTCAGAAAATCCAATACCACGAGATTTTAATACAGATGTATCTTTCTTTAATTTTTCACACATTTCCAAATAATGAAAATATTCATATTGAAAAACTAAAAATTCTGGAAATCCATAAGTTTGATTTATAGTCTCAAAATCCGAAGATTTAAGATTATAGAAATTAAGAAAGAAATAATTATCTCCTGTTATTCTATATCCATTTACAGTATATCCATTATTACATCTATCAATTCTTTCTCTTCATCAATCTACATGAGTCTTTGAACCTATAGGAATAGACGATGGACTATATCGGCCTGTTTTTAATTTATTAAGAGCGTCTTCTCTAAATCAATTTGGATTAAAATCTAATCCTTGAGTATCATTTATTGGTCTAAACCCAGTTAATTCAAAAGATTGTTCAATATCAAAATACTCAATAGGTTGTCCCAAAGGAACATCTCAAGTAAAAGTATTAGCCATAATTAATCAAATATTCCAAGTTCAGTATTTCCTCTAAGCGTACTTTCAGTTTGCATTCCTTTTTTAACTTGATATTCTAACTCTTTAAGAGTTGAGATTAAATCTCTACAACCTTTAATTTCTGCAATTAAATCTTTGCTTTTAAAAATAGGTTTGCCACTAATGGGATCTCTTTCTTGTAAATCTACATGGTCCAAATAAAATATTTGTTTCTCAACTGCTCCCATTGCAGATTTTAATAATCTTAAATCAAGGGACGAGTTTTGTAGTGAATCATATTTTTTACAAGCTGCACGAAATAATGGGTCATCAAATTCTGCTTGTGTTAAACGAGAATCTTTTAATGCTTCATTATGTTTATCTTGTTCCGAAAATTGGAAATAAGGACTAGCTCAATCAAAGAATAAATATATATATTTTAATTCTCTAAAAGCTCTAAGTTTTTGTTTTCCAGTTTTATCAGTAGAAGTTTTATTTCTATCTAAACTTAATAATGCATCAAATTCTTCAACTAATAAAAGTCCTTCTTCATCTAAAGATATATTACCATTAACATTATCATATACAAATCATTTCATATTTATTTCTTTTTCTTTAATTTACCGCCACATTTACAAGAACAAGTTTCCATAACTTTTCCTCCTGCGGCTTTAGTAAGAATCATATCGCATCCACAAGAACATTTCTTTTTCTTTTTAGTAGTTCCACCTTTAGCTTTAGTGATAACTGGATTTGATGCAGACTCTGCAACTGTTTCTTTCTTTGTAATTGGTGCTGCTTTCTTAACTAAATTTAATTTCTTAAGTTTAGCACCTTTAGCTGCAAATTGCGCACTATCTAAAGAATTAGTTTTATGATCTGCAATGTATTGAGTTTGATAAGCTTCTAATTGAGCTAAATTTTCTTCAGATAATTGTTTATATTGTTCAACAGCTTTATTAACAGTGTCGTCATCTACTGAAATTGTAGAACTTCATTCTTCTCCTGGTATGGTATCTTTAAATTTACCATACTTTTCAGGATTTATTTCTTGCGATACTAAGAAGACAAAGAAAGGAAGTAATTCTTTCTTTTTATCTTCTGTAATACTTCCACCTATTTGGAATGATTTTAATTTATCATATCCATAAGGATTTTTAAGTTTATTTAATTCTTGTATCATAATTATAATTTCTGTAAATCTTTAGTATTATATAAAGCTTCCTGTAGTTGTCCTTGTGTTGTAAATCATCGACATAAAATTCCTTGAAAAAAATCTCCTCGTAATGATTCTGTCTTAATTGATTTAGTTACTTTTTTAACTACAATCATTATAGGTTTATTTGGTATATCTTGTCTAATGGTTACTACATCACCAGGAAGAAAAAATTGTTTTAATTCATTTTCCATATTATTCCATTTTAAAACGTGCTTTTAATCCTTCATTAATTACTGCTATTATAGATGGCTCTACTGTAACTTTATATCCTTGCTGCATAAATGGAAGAGGATATACTGTACGTGTATCATAGAATACATCGTCGCCATTTTTTATATATTTTACTTCAGGTCCAACTTCTATAACTTGTGCACATCCAACAAAGACATCCAATTTATCTTTTTCACCTGAATCAGGATTATTAAAATCTCCTGTATATTCTACTATAATTTTTCCCTCCATTACTTTTCTGTAAGGATTTAAAGCATAAGGTAAAATAATTATCTTTCCTCCCATTGGAATTAGTTCCAAGCGTTCTAGTTTTTCATCAAGTTCTTTTTGTTTCTTCTCTTGTGCTAATAAAAATAATTTATTAGCTTCTTCAAGTTCTTTCTGCTCTCTTAATTTTTGAGCATCTCTTAGTATTTGATTCTCTGGTAGAAAAATATCCTCGTTGGCTCCTATTCTATTAGCCATATAAAATTTCCCTGTTTGTTCTTCTTTTAAACTCATAATTCATTATCATTTTTTAATTAATATTTACCACTTTCCTAGTGGACATTCTGTATCTTCTACTCTTGTTTTTGATCCTAACACGCAGCCACATCCATGTCTAAAACCTGGTTTAGCTGTTTTTGAGATTTCATTTGTTGCTGGATTTAGATATAATGTTGAATTACATACTTCTCCAAATATTTTATCTTTTTTTAACAATTTACATTTATGACAAATGGCTATTCTTTCTTTATACAATTCTTCGTCTTTATTTAAAAGATTTTTGTATGTGCCATTAATTATTTGACTGATAGACATAATATAACTCCTCCTAATATTCCTCCTCCTAACCAATAAGGCCAACGACCTGCTCGTTTTTGAGATTTGTTTAATTGTTGTATTAATTTCTCATTGGATTGTTTATATATCGTTATAGCATCTTCATTTAGTTTTACAATATCTTTACAGTTTTCGGATACTTCTTTAAAAATATCAATTTCTAACTGTTGTTTATGTATAATTACTTCATCAATTTTATAAAGGTCTTTATATTTATATAGACTATTTACTTTAAGTCTTAATTTAATTACTCCTTCTTTAGTAAATTGATATTTAATAAGTGTGTCATTTTGAGTATCTTTAATAATTGCCCATGTTGGCATTTGTTCTGTTAAAGAGTCAATTGCTTTTGCGTGGTCTGCTGCACTAGCATCCTTAATTATATTATCTTTTTTAGTTGTTTCAATATAAACAATTTCTTTTGTGCCTTTAACTTCTTTTATTTCTTTCTCAAGACTATCTACTTGTGATAATAAAATTGTATTTACTATATTAATAGAATCAACTTTTGCTTCATACTTAGCAGCTATCATTTGGTGTTCTACAATATTACTATGTTTATAATCATTTACTCATTTAATAGCCATTCAATAAAATGCTGCCACTACTATCAAACTAGTAATAGCAATTCCTACTCTAAAAAATAATTTTTTCTCTTGATTGCTTAAATTCATTGTGTTCAATTTGTTGTTTATGAAAAGTTAGCATTCTTTCTACTTCAGTTTTTAAATACTCACATTCATAAGTTGCATTATTTCCATCATGATCATAATGTAATAAAATAAGCGCTTTAATATTGAATCTAGGATCAATCTTTTGAATCATCCATGCGTAAGTAGATAACTGTATGCTATAATGCCAAAAATTAGTATCTTGTATATTGTTAAGAGGATACTTCATCATAGAATGTTTTTTAGTTTTTCTATCGAAATATGCTTTCATATCAATCTTTTTATTAGTTTTATAGTCTAGAATGTATACATCAAATCCATCTATGATAACTAAATCAGCTTGTCCTGCCAATCTAAGTTTTCCATCAGGTGATATTCTAGATAAAAGTAATTCAGGATATATTCCACGTCCTGGTTCTATTTTATTTGAAGTCTTGGTAGAAAATGAACCACCTAAACCTAAATGTTGTAATTCTTTTGTTTTACCAGCAAGATGTTCTAACTCATGCTGTCTATGAATTGCAGTTCCTCTAATACAAGAAGCTTCTCGCTTTTCTCGTCAGTCCTCAAGGATTTCCTGCTTCCTTGTAGAAAAGGCGTCTAAAGCAACGCCTGTTCTATCAAGGTAAGTTTGGTTGAATTGTTTAAAATTTAACAAATCGGGTTTTACACTTTTAAAATTATCTTCACCTATTAAACTTTCTAATGCTTTATAGGAAGACCAAAAATCTTCATCAAATACAGTAAACTGATGAATAAGAGTTGTAACCGAAATGCAGGATTGATTAGATTCTTTAACCCAGTATTTATGGAGTTCATCATTATATTTAACTACTTCATTTTCTTTATCTACTAGGAGTTGATCATAATCAATTACATTTGTCACCATCATTTAAATTTTTTCTTTTCTTTTTCTCTTTCATCTATCTCATCATAATTGATCATTGAACCAATTCTTTGTGCTGCCCTACTTACTAATGGTAAAATTGCTGGATATTCTAAAATATTATAGGATGATCGGGTTGTTACAATAGCTAAAAATCCAATGGCTTCGTCAACACCCTGAATTGAATAGAATAAAACACTTTCAATATCTGCTCGTTCCATTACTTGTTCCAATACTCTGCAATCTGGGGGTATTGGCCCAGTGCGGTCAATAAAAATGAATCCATCTCTTTCTAACCTTGTTAAAAATGGAGCCACCATTGCAGTATTTAAACGTTCATGTCTTTGACTCATTAAAGGTAATCCTGGAGTTGCAACTTCATTAGTTGCAGTCATAAACAAAAATGGAAGTCCTACGAGATTTGTAGTTCCGTTAGAAAACTCAAAAATAATTGCTCTATTAGCTTTTGTTTCTTCAGCTAAATTACTAAGTATTTCCTGCACTTCTTCAGTAAATTGTTTTCTAAGTCTGTTACCATGTTTATGATTAGCTTTTTCTTCTTCTTCTTTTTCAGAAAACTTTCTATCAATAATTTTACTTAATACATTCTTAGAAGATAATAAGTAAGCCCCAGCCAGAAGTGGGATCGAACTAACTGATACAAAGGCAAATGCCGCTCAATATCCATGATTAACAATAATATAAGTTATTAATTTTAATACATCTGCCATACTGATTTAAACTTTTTAATTTTAGGTTTGTTTTAAATTTTTACAAAGGTATTTATAAATTTTGGAATAAAACACAATTTTTATAAAATATCTTAATTTTTAAATTCATTATTAATTATATTTGCTAAATTATTATACATTTGAATTGGGAAGTAAAATACCAATTCTTTATAACTAAATGTTATTACTTCTTAATTTTGCTAATATCTTTGGAATAATAGGATTTCTTACACAGTCTTCGTCTGTAAATTCTATAGTTCCAATTAAGTCTGAATCTGAAAATATTTCTAAAACAGTTGCTAAACATGATTCGGTTTTATGTTTCCTATCTATTTGCTCAGTATCACCTAAGAAAATATATTTGGAGTTTTCTCCGATTCTTGTCATTATTGTTTTAAACGTATGGTTATCTATATTTTGTGCTTCGTCAATAATTACTATTGAATTATCAATAGATAATCCTCTTATAAAAGCTAACGGTAATATCTCTATCATTTTCTTATTAAGCAAATCTTTTGATGAATCTGGTCCGCAGATTTTATCTATATTCCACATGTAGGACATTACGAACGGTTCCATTTTTTGTTCCATTCCTCCTTTAAGAAATCCTATCTCTTCACCAGGAATAGGAGTTACAGATTTTACTAATATTACTTTTCTATACACTTGTCCTAATAAAGACAGCGCTGTAGCTAAAGTTACATATGTTTTACCTGTACCTGCTGGTCCTGTTGCAACCACTATCTCTTGTTCTTCAATCATATCTATTAACTCTTGTTGTTTCGCACTCTTAGCTCTAAAGTTGTAAACTAGTCTTGAGTGCTGCTCTGGTAATCTTGGTCTGTCTTTCTTGTTTCCCATAAATTATTATTAACATTATGTTTTGGTATTATAATTAATACCTTTAATCAAATGGAAAAACCCACTACAATACTGCGTGGGTTTCATAGTTGGCTAATGTGAGATTGTGCCTCGATATAAATAAGATAATATCCTTGTTGTCACATGCCGCGTACAATAAGTTACCATTTTGGCTCTAGTCTTTTTGTGTTTTTGACGACATCACCCGCTAGATCTGGTGCAAATTCTTTTAAAGTATCTTTAATAAATTGTTTTGAAGGATTGCCTAATTGTAATTGAATTCCTCTATAAGTTAATCCATCTTTTCTAAAGTCTACTATTTTTTGTTGTAATTCTGTCATTACTCAAATATTTTTTTATAATCCATTAAATCAATTAATGTTATAAGACGATGTGAAATGCGAGTTATTTTATAATAATCTCTGCCATCCATAATAAAATCGTTATGGTTTACATAATTTAAAAGTATTCCATTTAATTCATGAGATAATTCCAATATCTCACCTTCTATTTCCCTAATTGTTTTCTTCATTTTCATTTTCATTTTTATTTTCATTTTCATTTTCACTTTGCCGGCTCTGAAGGACTCGAACCCTCACCTATTAGTTTTGAAGACTAATGTGCTGCCATTACACTAAGAACCGTGGTATTTATTTTATTTTATTTTATTTTATTTTATTTTATTTTCTATTTCTAATAAAACTATTTCTAACAGTTCTTTATCCATAAATGCAGTCTTGTAATACTCTCCAGGTGTATTTATTCTTGGAGTATTAAAAATCTCGACTCCGTCTGTAAAAAATCTAATAGTCCATATATCTTTAATCCATTCATTGTCAAATTCTCCGGTTTTATATCCGAATTTCTCTAATATTTTTTCCATAATTCATTTATATTTTGATGTTACAAAGATAAGAAGATTTTTTGTACAAAAATTATACTTTATAAAAATACATTGATTTTAATTTTCTAATAACTTTTAATATTAAAATCTTAGTTTTAAAATAAAAATTATTTAATATTTCTACTTTATATATTATTTAATAAAGTAATTTAATTTTTAATGTAGATATATAATTTTTTCTAAAAACTTATTATACCTTTGTATCTAATTATAAATAGTAACAATTAAAAAGAATTATGAAATACAAAATTAAGAAAGCAGTTGATGGATCATTATTAAGTAGAATAAATGCTTTAATACCTCCACAACAAATGGTAAGAAACATTATAGAGGATATTCCAGATACTTATATTCCAATAGATTATGGAAAAAAAGCTGGAGAATTAATAGCACAAAATACACCTGTACAAACTTCAACAAAATATACAATTAATAAAGGAGATACTTTAAGTGCAATTGCTGCTAAACATAAAACTACTGTTGCTGAATTAGCAAAAGCTAATGGATTGAGTGGAGATCAAATTAATCATATTGTTACAGGTAAACAATTGATTCTTCCGGGAAATGCAAATAATATAGAAACTAAAAAATCCGTTTCAAAAAAGCAACCTATAATTAAAAAAGAAAGTAATAAAACTACTTCTAATAATATGTCTCCAGAACAATTTAAATTCAAATCTGCCCCACAAACTCTTCCAAATTTTACGCCATTTTTAGGCGATAAAAATGCAGGATTATATTTATCTAATTATAAAGAAGATTCTGTAAATCCAAATAATCCATTTGTAATATCAGGCCCAACGATAGTTGCTAAAAATAATTCTAATAAAGTGATTAATCCAAAAAATCCTATCGTAATAGAAGGTCCAACTATAACTCCAAAAAAATCAGTAGTTAATCCTAATAACCCTGTTATTACTGAAGGACCAACTATTTATGGTAAACGTCCTTCAGTTATTAATCCAAAAAATCCAGTAGTATTAAAAGGACCTATCATAACTGCTAAAAAGACTATTAAAAAGAAACCGTCAGGAGGAGGAAATTCTTGGTAATATGAGATATATTTTAAAATATCAGAAACCTGTTAAAAAAGGAAAGTAATTAAATGAAAATAGCCCCGATTCTTAATTGAATTTCGGGGCTATTTTTTTCTAAAAAGTTATTCTCCAAGGTTGTGTATAAGGATTTGTTAAAGGTTCACTTATAGGTGTATTCCAAGGATTACTCCACGGATTGTTCGTATCATAATGTTTTCTAAGACAAGGAATACTAACTGTTTGGATTTCTACTTTTGGAACTATAGTCCAAGTTTCATCAATTCCTAATATTTCTAAAGTATCTTTTAATTTCTGTACATTTACTTCCTCATGTAATGTAACTACTTTCTTTTCAGTATCTATTGTTAGTGTCATTATTTATACTTATTTAAAATTTCCATAATTCGATTCTTGGATACTCCTCCAACAATTTTATCTACTTGTATATCATCTTTAAATATAATAAGAGTTGGAATACTATAAATAGTATGTTGAGCTACTAACTCTTCATTCTTGTCATCTTCTATATCTATTTTTTCAATAGAAATATGACTATTCTCCATATCTATTTCTTCTAAGATTGGAGCCAACTGTTTACAGGGTCTACACCAATCAGCATAGAAATCAACTACTTTAATCATGAATTAAATGTTTGCAAATATTAATAAATCTTTAAAATCTTCTACTGAATCAATTTCAAAAGCATATGCTTTTTCTTGTCCTTCTCGTTTAATTTGAACTAAATTTGGTTTAGTCAAGTCTAACATAACATCATAATTCATTTCAAATTCATCTTCAAATGTTTTTGTGTAAACTACAATAGCAGTTTTCTCTACAGCTTTTATAAATCCAAAGGCATTCATAACCTGTTCCTTCAAGATTTGTTTGCTAATAATCTCTTTATTGATTCTATCTAAGACTGCTGTTAAAGCACCTTTCTCATGTACTAATGTTTCTAATTCTGTCATTTGTTTAATTGTTTTATAATTCAATTTCTTCATCATCCATTGTTGCTAAATCAATAGAAGTTGCTTTTAAATATTTCTTTACCATCTCTAATTCATATTTCATCTTATTAATTTCCATTTGCTGTTGAGCAATTATGATATCATGTTGTTCTATTTTGCATAATACAAACTGTCCGAATTTTGGTAAATTAAATTCTAAAGCTTCAGTAGGATTACCATCATTATCTGATGTAAGTCTTTTACTTATAAAGTTACTATCAATCAACTCGGATACTCGTCTATAAATAGTAGATTCGGATATTCCTGTTTTTTCGGATAACTCTTTATCTGAATAAGTTGTTTTAGCAACTCCTGTATCTTTATCTACAAATAAATGTTTTTGAACTGCTATCATAAATGCTTTTTGCTGTGTTGTTAAATCTTTATTCTTTAAAAATTCATAATCATACATTTCAAATTTCTCTGATTTAGTATTGAATTTATAAGCATTACATTTTCCGACTTTAGTTTTATTTATATCTCCACAATCCTCTAATCTTTTAATGGCATTTACAACTCCTTGATTTGACATTTCACAATCTTTTGCTAATCTAGCAATACTCACTATTGCCATTTTAGTTTGACTGTTCATAAATTTCTTGATTTGAGCATAGACATTCAAATCATTATATTCTTTTCTTGTTGTTCTTCCATCTTGTTTAAAATTTGGAGTACTAACAGAATTTGGTACTTGTATATGTTGTTTGCTACTATGTTCCATTTGATAAAATTTGAATAACAAAGATACACAAAATTGTTCAAACAAATTGTATATGATATGTTAAAAAATGTTAAATTATAAAATTCGAGACTGAGGTGTATCTACGTCAAATTTAGTATGATTTTTGTCAAAATTAGTGGAAGCCCAAGTCAGATTTAGTATGATTTTCGTCAAATTTAGTGACATACTATACTTAATATATACTTAATCTTTTACTATACATAATGCTGTCAATGGGCTAGCGCGACTTTCATAATATCCAATTTATAAAATAAGGTATTACAAAGGTGTTTCTGAAAAAAATTTTAAAAATTTTTGAAAAATTTTTTGGGAAAAATTTTTGTTTTTATGTTATAAATGTGAGTCCTGTTTCCTTTGTTCCCTCCAGCCTTAAGGGGCGAGAAAGGCACAAAGTTTTTCAGACTTCAAACCAATAAAAAACAAAAAAATGGCAACATCTGACAAAATTAAAGTTAACAAAATCGAAGATTTGAGCGCATTACGCGCAAAGGTAGGCGAAGCCAATGGGCTCAGCGAAGATAAAATCGCTGAAAAGGTAGCAAACGCCG